CTGGTTATAAGCCTTTGCAGGGCGAAGCCAGAGTCTTTATCGACTCCAATGCACCATCGTTTCAGATGGACAAAACCTATCAGAATACCGGAGACTGTACATCCTCGTAAACTGTCGTTGATCCGTGCAGTCGTTCGACGCTGAACAAGGACCTGACTCCCAAGTGTCTATCAAACCACAAACTCACCAATCTGGTCTTACACACGTCCGTTATCAAACGAACAGTGCCTTAACCTAAACCCAACGCAACACTAACGTGTTTCCTGCGTTGCCATATCTCTTCTGCAGATGCCGAGACAGAGGGGAACCTCCCGCATGGATGATCTGATGACGTAGTCAATTCAGTCAAGTCCTAGGCGGTTAAGAGGCAGAGGTATTTTGAGATTGGGACAGTGGCGACACTCGTTACTGTCAAGTCGAAGTATTGGTACGGAAGTATTAAGCCAGCAATCTGCCGGCACCGTTTTGGACCATTAATACGAGGACCCCATGGTAGTAAGTTACCAGCTATTCGAGTCGAGACGATGCTCAGACCCCGACTTATCCCATGTCGTGAGTGCGCAAGTTGTTCCCGCTGGTACCATTCAGCAGACGGATCAAACGCCCAGGCAGACGTTGACTCCGGCGAGAGCCGGTTTATCAACGAAAACCCAAACGGTGTGTACCGCCACGGTCTGAACTTTCCAGTTCGGGCTTGCGCAAACTCGAGTAGAACCCATCGGTCAAAATCGAACAAGAACAACAGAGGCATGAGCTCTTCCGTTGATCTGTCCAAACTCGTCGGGAAAGTTTAACGTCTTTCCTGGACGGGTGAACTATCTACCACTGGCCTTGCCACGCATCGAGAGCCTCGTTCATGCGATCATCACGATCGTCATAACCGAACGGGTCATTTCTCTCATTGCGTGGGTCGATATCATCATAATCGACATCCGGCGGACCTCCATCTTCTCCAAGTTGGAAGGCGCCATAATCAAGCCAGGATAACGGATCATCTCGAGGACGTGTCGGTTTGTAAGACCTCCAAATCGGATAATGATCGTATGAGTCAAAATACCTATGCTGTGAATCCAACCAATAACCATTGGGGAACTCATAAGGGTAAGGACTGACTCGGTAGCCACGCGAGATGATCCGCTCGGGGATCGCTCGAATGGAGTTCGGACGATGGATGTGCCTCTTAGAGCAGCCGTGGCCTGTAGCAAC